GAGCAGAGCGCCATAAAGGTAAGAATCTGGAGCCTTGGTCAAGAGCCAGTTCGTATCGGCATCAGCACTGAGTGCTGGTAGCGTTTTGTAATAAGCTAACTCAATTTCGTAAGTCGCGTCGGGTGACGGAAACACTTCTATAGTGTCACCAATTATCGTGTAGTAAACCGGTTCCCGCGCAACATTACCTAACGCTCGTTCTTGGTCCATCTGCTCGACACTCAGAAACTCAAGCGACTTCGGTGTGCTGACATTCAGTTGAATGTTTCGCATCGACAGAAATCCACCGGGGAGTTTCGTGTACTGCGAAGTGACGTTTGCCGTTGAGCGCTGGATCATTTCACGCACTCTTAACCGTCTGTTCAACTTCGCATGAGCGAGGTCTATAAAGGTCGGAATAACTGAAGTAAGGTCGTCGCGGTTTAGCCAATCTGCGACGGCTGTTTTCAGTTGCCCATAATTCGTTATTGCCATTAGACTCTGCCTGGTCGGGTTCTAAAATAGCGGTTATCGGGATCGTTCAACCATGCCTTCATTTTCTTCTGATCGTTCAGAATCCCTTTCTTCTTCAAGTCGAAATAGACGTTCATCGGGATGCTTGCGACCTTACTCATGTCGCCGTATCTCGCCCGCTCGTCTGTATCGTTGAACTGTGATTTGTTCGACTCAATAATGTCTGTGACATCTGCTGATGTCGTAATGACGGACTGATCGCTCGACGCATCGTAATCGTGATACGTTTTCGTGCCGGTCATTCTGTTTTCGCTTAGTAATCGTTTAGCCATAATTAAAATGGGGTGGGGTTTCCCCCACCACACCTCATCTCCTAAATTAAGAAGTTGATAGATCGGCGATCAAGCCTAATCCTTTTTCAGTATCTACTTTCAAGCCCAACTCAGTGATGACCATGCGTTTTTCTGCATCCCCGGTCTTCGCCAATTTGACCTGTTTGATTGGACGTAAAGTCGCAACCGAACATAGGTCGGGATCAAGTACAAAAGCGTCCCTGGCACGTTGGAAACGGTTAGGTACAATTTCAAGATTCCCGAAGTCAGAAACGTAAATGTCAGCAGCACCGATGATCGTACCTGGCTTGTTGCCATCGACATTAAAGCGTTGTCCCGCGATTCCAGAGAATCCTGAGATAACAGTTTTAACGTGTGGGCCAACCATAACCATTGAAGGTTTGCCGCCCTCATTCCACATAGACTGAACGACGGTTTTCAACATCGCCTCGGTCATGGCACGTTGAGTACCGTCAGTTCTAGCCGCGGTTGCAGACGTAGCGTTTGCGCCGCCACTAGCTTTGCTTATGTTGGTCGAAATCCAAGCGGGCAAGCCCCTTGATTTTCTAGCAACAGTCGTTGATCCAGCAGCCTGACCCTGATTGCTCAGTAGATTAAATTCTACGTCGCGTTTAAGTTCAGACCCAACTTTTGCGAGGTTGTAACTTAATTCTGATTTTCTACCCGCCGCGTCGATAGACTCTAAGCTATCAGCAAGTACAAAATCTTTACGCATGATCTGCGTGTAGTTACCTACGCGAGTCGTTGGAGTGACCGCAGAGAATGACGAAATATCGTCACCGTCCAATTGTGCATTCGCGGCTGCTGCCGAAAGTGCATCTTCTTGCCACTCAAAGTAAGTGTTGCTTACGCTCTCAGAACGGATGTTACTCTGGAATGGAGTATCTTCCGGTGAGATGTTTTTGATTACATTCGATAGCTCTTCGCGGATGCCCACAGAAGAGTAACGAGTAAAAGTATTTGCTACGATAGCCATTGTTAAATTCCTTTAGTCTAGGTCTAAGTTCATTAGGAGATCTGCCGCATCGCGGTAGCTCCCAGTCTGTTTTAATTTACCGGCGGCGTTCTTCACAGCAGTGCGTTGTGCGTTTGGCGTTCCGGCTTTCGATCCGGGGCGAACTGCTTGACCCTTTTTCGATGTGGCCGGTTTACGCTTTGATTGCACCTTCGCCTGTCCAATTCCGAACTTCCAAGCGTCATGTAGTAATGCAACATGACCAGCGTCTGAGATTTGGTTAATCTGATCAGGACTAACTCTCCCACTATCCACTGCCCACTTTCGCATTGCTTCAACTTCGGTTGCTTTGACTGTTTCATCGGCCCACGATGGGATCAATTCCGGCAACAACTGCGCTTGCTCTGCAAGGTGTTGTTGATATCGGGCTTGTTGACCCTGTTGGGATTCGTGCATCAGTCGTTGCTGTTCAGATTGGATCGCTTGCAGCTTCTTAGCTCTGTCCTCTTTTTGCACTCGGTACTGGCGTTCTAACTTCGTTGCCTCAATGGGATCGGCCTCATATGCGGCGTTCCAATCAGGTTCGGGTTGGTTATCGGCCTGTAGTTGTTGTGCAAGTTTAGGAAGGAGTTCAGCGTACTGCTGTTCCATCTGCTGTGTTTTTTGGAATTGCGCTTGAGCCTCTTGAATCTGTCTCTCGACAGTTTTGCGCTGCTCTGCTACTTCCTGAGTTTTCCGTCGGTAATCAGATTCCCTAGAGTAACCCTTCGTCAGCTCATCGAACGTGACCTCAACATCTTCACCGTTCACTCGAACAGTGTAGATATCAGGTTGCTCTTCTTCTGCCGAAAGATCTTGTTCTTGTTCCTCCGTCTCGACTGATTCTTCACTCGCTTCATAAGCCAGCTCTTCGTCAGTCACGGATACCTCTTCGGTCACCGCTTCGACTTGCTCTTCTGGTGTGTCCATCTCTGGGTCCATCAAGCCAGCCAAGTTAGATATCTGTTCGACTCCGTCGTACAATCCAATTCCAGATTCTGGGGTGTTGGGTGTTGTCATTGGGTGTTCCTTTCAATTGTTAAATTATCTGCTTTCGCGCGTAATCTCGTTAGAATCACTTCCATCGAGATGGCGAGTCCGTGCAGTGCTTCTCTTTCCTTGGTGTCTTCTGTTCGCATCCACTCATGGAAAAGGTCATGCTTCACCTCATCCACGACGGTGTTGAATAGTTCATCATCGACGATGGTCAAGGCCTTCTGCCCTTCGTCGCGGATTGTTTGTTTTGATTTACTCATTCCAATAACCCCTTTGACTCAGCGTGTTTCGGGTTAAAATTCGCTGATACATTTCTCACTCCACTTCCGTCCAATAACAGTGTAGATATTCCTAACTCATCCGACATATCTACTGCGTCAAACCCAAGCGCCTTGGCTACCCTTCCTCTTAACCTCTGCAGCTCCCAAGATATCTCACCTAGATCATCGGTCCCAAACAGTTCATTAACCCACACAGGCACCCCTTCATATTCAGTCTGCCATAAGGAAATCACATCATCTTCATCCTCGCGAATAAGGTCTTCTAGCTCAGACTTCTGGCCAGGCGATAATGCAGATATCCCCAACTCATCATCAAGCACATTTCTCATCGTTAATGGGTTGCCATCAACTGCCGTGTTGAATTTACTGTGAGTCGCATGATTCTTAACAATAAAATCATTGTCTAATAACTCCATACCTGAGTGATAACCTCCGATATTTTCAGCAAATATCCCGTCGAACGCGGTATTGTCAGACCCTGTTAATATTTCCTTAATAGACCCCTCATCAGGATTAGGATATCGATAAGATCTATCATGCCTAAATACCGCAGATGGATCGAATCCCATAGCTTTTGCTTTAACTAGACCCCCAACGTCGGATATCCCGCCAACCCCCGCACCTTCGCGCAGTAGTTGTTGCCCGATCTTATAGGGATCATTCTCAGCTAACACTGGAAGTGCAGACAGCAACCCTTGCTCTATGTTGCCACCCCAGTTGCCGAGCAGACCTGACATAGCCTCACCGAGTGACGGTGGGTTGCGTTGGCTATAGCTGTTGGTTAGAAGGCCGGTCATAGGAGTCCCTGTTTCGCTACGCTTTCGGGGTATTGTCTGAATATTTCACTCTCTGGAACGTCTAAGGATTTCCAGATGGGCTTATTAATCCGCTCATCTAACGACATACCCATTCGATGCTGCACTGCCCTAGACATTGCTTCCCCGTGTTCGCGCAGATACATCTGATAACGCTCTTCTGGAGTGAAGTGACGCAGTAGTGAACTGTTAGGGTCTTCGGCTAGTCTGCCACGTTCGTTCTTCAGTAATCTCACCTGTTCGGTGTCACTTCTCAAATTACTGAGTCTGCGATCCAGTCTTCGTTTCTTGTTTTTGAGACTCTTCCTGTCTTTACTATATTCAGCTAGTTTTGACTTAAAACCGTCTTCTTCATAGAAAGTCCACCATTGGTGACCCTTCGCCTTTCCTATCTCTTCGTGCGCGATCAACTGTCCAGCGTCTTGCGCCCACTTCAACCGTTCCGGTCCTCGTTTCGGTGGTGGACCTAACTCCAGTCTTAAATAGTGTGAATATTCGTGATACTGTTGGGTATTAAATAGATGTCTCGGCTGTTTGATATCCATGAAGTCGAGAATATTATCTATCCCCGCGTACGCTTCCATTTCTTTGTGCGTCTTACTAAGTTCACGCCACTTTTGTAAACTGTCTTCGTTTGCTCCAAAAACATCATCTATATAATTGACTCTCGACTGCACAACCTGATCTGGATTATTTCCTCTCGGAAAACCTTGATCGGTCTGTATTGCGTGATTAACTTCGTGCAACCCAACAGAGGTCATGTCCTCGCCTAAATCATCTCTTAAACCCATCTCTTTGGTGTTAGGTAGATGAAAACCCCTGTAGTCTTGATATTGGGATGGTTTAAAATAGTTTGCCCGATAATCGAAGATTCCAGGGTAGGCAGCCTCTAGCTCTTTGTGCTGAAATACGGTTTTTAGTGGTGTACTCCAGTAGGCGGAACCAGTCCCATCGGCAACCCTAGTAACACCTTCATAATCATCCAACAGACCTCTGATATCTTTATTTTCTCGCCTAAGTCCGGTGAGAGTCTTTTTTAGGTCTTTCTCCCAGATATCGCCTTGTATTTTTAGTGAATCTGCATTAGTTTTGATTACATCTTTATTGCTAACTAACTTATTTTCTAACCTTTTAGACTCTTCAAGAACTTCGGCTGGTGTCAGATACTTAGCGCCTGAGTCGTCTATCTCCCACATAAATTGACCGTTATCAAACCAAGACGGTTGACCAAACTGCTCACCGGTTGATTTCCAGATGTCATCTCTACTTGCTCCAGAGTCACGCATCTGCTCGGCTAGTTCTAAGGTCTTAGGGTTTAACGTCTTGGCATTAACTCCAGCTATGGTTCCTAGACCCACACCCTCACGGAGTAAACTCTGTCCGATCTTATAGGGATCGTTTTCTGCTAAAAATGGGAAAGAAGTTAATAGCCCTTGCTCGATATTGCCACCCCAGTTACCCAACAGACCCGACAACGCATCACCTAACGCTGGTGGATTGCGTTGCGAGTAGTTATTGGCTAAGAGTCCAGCCATCTACCGAACACCTCTTCCAGCTTGAATACCTTTAATCATTTCTCTGTCACGATCTACGTCAGCCTTGATCTGTGCGACGTTGACTGAGGTGCCGTGCTTGCCTTGGATCTCTGCTGCTTTAAGATGGATATCAGCATCCAACTTGTCACGCTCCAAGTCATCTTTCCTCATCATCTCGTCACGCTTCAATTCCAGCTCTGCTGCTTTCTTCTGGATGTCTGCTTGGATGCTTTGCGCTTGAACTTCAGCTAACAATTCTTCTGGTGATTTCTTCTTGTTCTGCGATGCTTCCGGTGGGACTAATGGTTGCCCATCTTGCAGCGCGTTGATGAACATCGAGGGATCTTTAAACCCACTTAGCTCGACAATCTTAGCCAGCGTGTTGCTGTATTGTTTGGGAGAGACCAAAGCGTTCACCGGACCGAGTAGCTTCATCAGCTCTTCTTGCTTACCAGCGATCTGCGACAGTGCTGCGATCTTCTCTGTGTCGGTCCCTTGACCTAGTGCGACGTTAGAGACGACATCCATGTCAGCATTCCACGACGCTGGGTCGATGGGGACAAACTGGTTGTTTAACCGGGTCATCCGTTCCTCGTCCTGATGCGTCGTGATTAGCTTCAAGATCCCTTTGAACAGTTGCTTCATGCCTGTCTCGGCAAAGATACGAGCGATCATCTCGATGTGCTGTTGTGCCTGACTGACCGTTGCGTTGACCGCCGATGCTGTGCTTGATTGAAGGGCTGCTGCATCTAGTCCAGCGGCTGCTTTAGAAATGCCGGTGCGGTTCTCGCGTAACTCATCGAGATACTGCATCATTGGAAATGCTTCTTTGCCTACGAAAGGCATAGCGAACGGTTGGACCGATCCGGCACTTCTCATGCGAATGATCGCGCCAACCTCAGTATTTAAAACGTCGTCGATATTAGCCTGGCCTTCCACAATCGCAGTACGCGGGTGGATACTCATCGACAAACTGTCGAGCATATTTCGTAAAACAGTAGATTTAGTCTGTTGGATATCCATGACTGAATCAGCTACAGACATTCCAAAAAAGGTATGGGGTTCGGGGTCAGGACAGAACGTCGCAAAAGGAATATCGGCAACGGGTTCCCAGAACAACACCTTATTAGATGGGCCAATGCTACAAACTTTGATCAGTTCGGCAATTCCATCGCCATCCATATCAGCCTTGATGTAACTTTCTGTGTAGCTAACGTCTTTGGCGGCATCGTCTGATCGAGTCGCCTGACCATAGCTCTGTGTTTCTTGCCGTGCAGCTAATTCGTCGCTCCAGTTCAAGATATCGGTATCGCCAGCGTGTTCTAGAATTAACTCTTCTTCGTAGCCTCTGGCCACCAAGTCGCTAACCGTTAAAGTAGTCCGGTGAGCAACAATCGTTGCATCTTCCAAGGTCTTAGCGTCACGATCTATTAAGAACTCTTCCGGTGGTACGGCTTCAACTTTCACTCGACCCTTGTCTACCCGGCGGGTTACTGTCGCTTCGATTGATGGCATTCCGATGGGTTGACCCATCTCGTCCATCTCCATTGCGAGTTCCTGGGAAGCGACCGCAACCTGGGGATCAGAGGCCAAAAACTGCAAGGCTTCTGGATTGAGGCCGCTAAAATGCTCAGTGGTGACTTCTACGTCTTCATCCCACCAGTATTTGATTATGCCGACTTTACGAACCAGCGCGTCTTTGAAGGCCGATTGCAGCGTCAGGAACCCAGGGTTATCCTGAGTGAATATGTAATTAATATAGTCTGTTGCTTGCTCTGCGCGTGGAACGTCTTCGGCGTTCTTCGGTACGAACTCCACCACCTTATCGGTAGAAAAGAAGATCCGCATCAGTGATGGCATTATCGCGCCAATCGTATCCCTTACGTCGTGCGATACTATCTGTGAGCGCCCATCTTCCTCGTTGCCAAACTTGTCACCCTTATAATACTTGGTCGCTTTGGCACGTTGAGGGCCAACGTCGTTGTCGATAAATTCGACTGCGGAGCTTATCTCTGAGGTGATAATAGCTTGAAGGTCTTCTTCTGAGAGCGATTTATCATCGATCTCGATGACCTCTATCGGTTCCTCAATGCCACCTTCGGCGGGGTTTTCGTACATGGATCGCACCACAAATAAGCCACTGGTGGGGCTATTATACGCTTATGGTGGTGTTTTGACTATGAAAGTGGGGAACTGTCCCTATTTACGCCTTATTTCTAAGTATTTGTGGGGTTTCTGCCCTATTTACGGCATTAAAAAGCCCGATCCCCTATCGCGTAAAAGGACCGAGCTTTTATCGGAGAAGTGTTATGAGGAAACAATTACCGACGGAGTAATTATACCACGCTGCGTATCTCAGGCATTAAAAAGCCCAACCGGTGTATCGAGCACCGATCAGGCCACACTGTCTTTTGTGGACCGTACAAGGAACCTCAGACATTGTCAGGTGTTATGCTGTTGCCCAACAAACATCGACAGTTACTATACTACTCCTTTCACCGCTCTTTTCAATGGTTTCTTCCATTGAACGCTGTGTTTTGATCCAAAAGTGGCAGTCGCTGCGTCACTTGCCAGCGTTAAACAGATCGCATCGGCTTTATCGGGCGACGGTAGTCCCCTTTTACGCATCTCGTCCTTCGATTCGATCTTCATCTTACCGCTGGACGTAAACTGGTACCTGGGCGACACTAGTTCGGAGAATAAGGCACTATCAACTGGCAGTTTACAGTCCTTTGCAGCCAGCCAATCCTTCAGCTTGAACCACAGCTCTGCCCGCAGATTCAGATAAGTACCACTCATAGAGCTTGCTTCACCCACGTTAATCCCTCTGACCGGTAGGCCCAGCTCTTGCAGCCGATCTACCACGCCAGCGCCTAGCCCAATACTATCGACTAGGATCTCGGTTGGTCGCTGCCTTGGGATCAGACCGTTGTACCGATCTACCACCCGCCCGGTTAACTCCATTAAGCTCAGTCCTTTCCAGGATATTAACTCTGTAATGGCGTTGCCGTGTCTGATCGCTAGAACACTGCTATCAGCACCGAACCGAGCAACATCCAACCCCCACACCGGAACGGTATCGGGATCACTCTCGATGTCTCGTTTCTGAGCAGACTGGACCGTATCGGCTGGGATAACGGTGTTGTCTTCTTTTAATGGAAACTCACCAAGCACACGCACCCTAAACTGGTTACTTTCAGCTCCATACTTTACTTCCATCTCCCTAACGAACTCGTCACTCACGCGGGGGGATTTTAAACAACTAACGTGCATGGTCTTCCAGTCTGCTTTAACCCGGTGATGGGTGTCGTAGAACAGGCCAGATGATCGGGTTGGGTTACCTAATAATACAGTCGTTGCTGAGTGACCAGACATTGAGCCACTTGCTGCCTCGAACACCTTCTCATCGATCCCAGACGCTTCGTCACAGACCAGTAAGACGTTCTGACTATGCACACCAGCCAACGCTTCGGGCGTTTCTGCCCTTGCTGTCCGTGCCGATATAAACGCTTCACTTGGCGCTGCTTTAAGTACCACCCTGTCGCTTGTCACTTCAAACAACTCACCGACGTATGGCGGGAGATTGCGTATCCAACTTTTAAGCTCTGCGAACAGCGCATCGAATAGTTGGGATGACGTAGGCGCGGTGACCACGATCTTGCATGGGAACCTTGTCGTTAAGTACCAGACCATCGCCCAGCTTGCTGCGGTGGACTTGCCAGTACCGTGACCAGATCGAACGCTGATCTTCCTCTCGCCACTGGCAATGTGACTTAGAAACTCAGCTTGCCACTCGTCTGGGTGAACTTGCAGAACGTCCTTAACGAACAGCACCGGATTGCTCCGGTACTTGGCGATGAAATCTATGTATGGGTTTTTGTGCATGCTGCCTCTTTTAATATAGTAGCGACGGTACTTTTCCCTATTTTACTCCAACCACATTATTAATAATCTTGATGTATTCCTTGATCTCTTCCACTTTCTCCTTTTTTACCCAAAAGCACCTTTTTACCAGCCCTTGCTCCTTCATTCGCTCACCAAACTCCCGTTGGTGGCGGGCGTTGATTTCTGGTGTGTTTCTAGCCATTAGTTGGGTTCCTTAATGAGTTTGTTTGGGTTTAGACGAGCGAGGCCATGCGTTGGCTAACAATTCTATATGCCTTTTTCTCTCCTTCGCTGGTGGTTCGTTTTCCCACTGAGCATGGGCGTATTCGATTAATTCAAGCACTCCATCCCATCCGACAAGCTGGGCCAAATCCTCATTAACCTCTGATGTCATGCCATCATCATAGCCACAATCCCTAAAATCAATACTACCAGCACCATCAGCACAGCACTGACATTCGTAGTCAACGCCATCGATCACTGCTCTGAAGTTGAAAAAATCATTACGCAAACCATAGTCACCATCAGCACCTGATGGGAACTGAATATCCAGATCAACAACTGAGTACGCTTGCGCGTTGCCATCATTCAACCAAGCATCCTCGTTACCATCGTACTCATCCTCAATGATCTCATCGTTGAACTCCTTCGCTGAGCCTTCAGCGTTCTTTCTACTGTAGAACAGTTCGATCTTCGATAACTTTGGGTCTTGGTGGCCAGTTAATAATCTTAGGTATTTCATGATTCTCTCCGGTTGGTTGTTGTTGAATTCAACTACAGTATGTACTTATATCTAAGTATTAGCAAGGATTTTATTTATTATTTTTTAAATTAGGTGGGGGGTTGTTCGTGTGTGTCAGGGGGTGATAATTATCATGACCCCCGCCGCTGGGCCGAAGGGGGGGCATCGAGGTCATCCAGGCAGCCGGTTGGCACCCTAGGCCGATGTGGAGGCGAGTACAGGGATCACATTGGCATACTAAGTCATTGATTTACTTAGGTTTACTGATGCACCAGGTCAGCAGTTACCGTCAAAGTTACCGTCAACCCACTGTCCTAGCACTTTACTGCTCGGACAACCCTGTTCTTAGGTACGGTGTTGATTGCCAGATTATGTTAAATAGCGGTACAATCGCGCGGGTGCGTGGACCGGTGCGACGGTGCGGCTCAACCGTCGTCCTCACCCCTTATCACCTCACCCTCAACAACCTCCGGTGCTGACATCTGACGCACTG